CATTAAGGATTTCCTGGTCAGTCTTGGCTTTGAACTGGATGAGGCGGGGGAGAAGAAATTCTCCGCTGTGGTCGCTGGCGTCACGGCCAATGTGCTGAAGATGGGCGCAGTGGTCGAAGGGGCGGCGCTGGCCGTTGTTGGCTTTACGACCAAAATTGCCAATGGGTTGGATAAGGTTTACTTCGCTTCTCAGCGTACTGGTGCATCGGTGGCGGGCATCAAGGCGCTGGGTTACGCCGCCTCGCAACTGGGTGTAGATGCTGCCTCTGCGCAAGGTTCACTGGAAAGCCTTGCCAGATTTATTCGCAACAGTCCGGGTGCTGAGGGTTTCCTTAATCGGCTTGGCATTCAGACTCGCAGCGCGAACGGCAGTATGCGCGACACATCAGCCATCTTTACCGGACTCAGTGCAAAACTGAGCAGCATGCCGTATTACCGTGCTAACCAATACGCGCAGATGCTGGGTATTGATGAAAATACACTAATGGCAATGCGTAAGGGGCTGGGGGGCTTTACTGCTGATTACCGTAGTATGTTGAAAGCTACCGGATTCGATTCCGATAAGGCCGCAGTTCAGTCCAATAAATTCATGACATCCATGAGGGGATTGACATCTCTGCTTGGTATGGCCCGTGACAAGATTGGTGCTGATCTGGCGGGTGGTTTAAGTGGCTCAATAGATACTCTCCGTAAACGTATCATTGATAATTTCCCCAAAATTGAGGGAATGATCACACGTGTTATCAAGGCGATACTTTGGTTGTCCGAAGTGTTTGGACGGATGGCTTACAGGGCATATCAAGCCGTTGACCAGGTTATACAGTGGTGGAAGGGGCTAGATAATGAATCCAAGAAGCTGCTTGGTACGGTAGGGGCGATTATCGTCGCCTGGCGAATGCTGAATAGCGCTTTCCTGATGTCGCCGATAGGTTTGATTACCGCATTAGTCATTGGTCTTGGTCTGTTGTATGACGACTACATGACATGGAAAGAGGGCGGTAATAGCCTCATCGACTGGGCCAAGTGGGAGCCGGACATCAAAAAGGCGAAAGAGGCCATTTTGTGGGTTCGCGATAAAATCCTTGAACTGAAGGACGCAGTGGGTGGTTGGCAAAATGTATTTATTGCCATTGCTGCTTATGTTGCTGGTGCCTGGGTTGTGAAGATGTTGGCGGGTTTTGCCGCTGTATCTGCCAAACTTGCGCCACTAATAGCAAGTCTGACACCGGTGCTTGGATTGGTGGCTTATGGTGGTTATCTGTATACGGACAAAGATAACATAGTGGCCAGCGCAGAATCATCATGGGATTACCATATAAGGCAAGGCAAGAGAGGGATCGGTAATGATATTAAAAATTTCCTCGGAATAGATAACCCATGGGCAAGCAAGAACGAAGGTGATGCTTCACTTAATCCGTTATCTAACCCATCAGGGCCAAGGCCAACTAAAGGCGGGGCTGCTCTTTTAGGCTGGTTGCAACCCACCCTCACAAGGCTGGAAGCGTTAAATAATCTACCGGCAGGTTTATTGCGAAGTGTGGCAATAACGGAGTCTGGGGGTAATCAGTTCGCTATCTCTGGTGCAGGAGCTAAGGGGTTATTCCAGTTTATGGACCCTACAGCAAAAGATATGGGGCTTAAGGGTAATGATGTTTTCGACCCAGAGAAATCAGCCGCAGCCGCCGCGAAATATCTCAGCATGCTTCTCAAAATGAATGGCGGTGATTTGGATAAGGCGCTGGCATCCTACAACTGGGGGATCGGCAATGTTCAAAAACACGGTTTAGACCTGATGCCACCGGAAACCCGCAACTACATTCCCAAAGTGCGCAGTAATATGCCGGGTGGTGGATTGCAGCAGGAAACAAACATCTACATCACGGGTGTATCTGATCCGGTATCCGCAGGTAATGAAGTCGCCGGCAGGCAGACCAACGTCAATGCAAGGCTCACTCAGCAATTAAGTACACCAACCCGATAGGAGGGTGAATGGATATTCTTTCTGCTCTCTTTCGGCAGCAAACGCGAAAGATTGGGTTGCTGGTACCCAGCGTGATTATCTCTGAAAAGCATCAAGACGCACTGGAGATAACAGAACACCCCGTTGAAGTCGGGGCCGCAGTTAACGATCACGCCTATAAACGTGCCGCTGAGGTAACAATGGAGGTGGGTTTTGCGGGTGGTGGCTCATTACTGGATTTTGTGGATACTTCAACGATAGGCTTGAGCCTAGGTAAAAGCCCGGAGGAGGTTTATCAAGAACTCCGCGATTTACAGGAAAGCAGACAGCCATTCGATGTCATTACCGGTAAGCGAAAGTATAGCAACATGCTGATCCGTGGCATTGAGGTCACAACCGAAAAAACCAGTGAAAACGTGTTGATGTGCGTTCTTACCCTACGTGAAGTCATTATGTCTCAAACTGAGTCGATCAAAGTGGCCGACAAAGAAAACATGCAGGAAGGGGTAAGCACTTCGGCTATGCAAAACACCGGCACCAAAGCACCGGCCCCAGCAAACAATTCACTGCTAAAATCTGGTCTTGATTGGGTAGCGGAGAACTTTAAATGAATGTTCAAGAAATCCCGTTAACGGCCAATAATCAGTTTTTCAATATCGCCCTTGGAGAAATCTCACTTAACTTGCGCCTGGTCTATCGTGATGTTGCGGGCTGGATAATGGACGTGAGAGATAGTGGCGGCGCTGACATGCTTTGCGGCGTTCCGCTGGTGGTCGGTGTTGACCTGATTGAGCAATATCCTGATCTGGGTATCAATGGTGTTTTTGCTGTGCTCAGTGATGATAGCCGGGAGGAATACCCGACAAAAACCAATCTTGGCACCGGTAGCCATTTATATTTTGTGCAGAATACCTAAATCAATCCACGCAATTTAACCCGCCACTGAGCGGGTTTTTTTATGAGGTTTTCATGAGTAAGAATTGGATACGCCACTTTGAATTGATGCTATTGGATAACGAAGGTAAGGGGATTAATTTCACTGATTTTAAAGTGACGTTTAATATTGAGTGGTACAACACTTCATTCCCTCGGGCGGCCATCTTCAAGATTTATAACCTGTCACAAAATACCGTGAACCGGATCACCGGTACCGAGTTTTCAAAGTTAAGATTGATCGCCGGTTATGATGGTCTAACGTCTCCAGACGGGAAAAATGAAGATGCTAACTATGGTGAAATCTTCTCGGGTGATATTCGGTACACGATAACGGGCAGAGATAACCCCACAGATACCTTTATTCTGATTCAGGCTATTGATGGTCATAACGCATTTATTAACGCCACAATAAACCAGACGGTGGCGGCGGGTTATACCGTGGCCGATATTAACAATCTGCTTATGCGTAACCTTGCCCCATTCGGCATCACTCAGGGCATCATGCCGGAAATGCCGCCAACGGTATTCCCACGCGGCAAAACCATGTACGGCATGACGCGGGATTATCTGGATAACGTTGCCAAGCAATGCAAAGCCACCTGGCAGTTTGTGAACGGCAAGGTTGATATGGTACCGAACGATAAGTATGTGCATGAGGCCATTGTACTGAACAGCAATACTGGCTTGATTGGTATGCCACAACAAACCATTGGATCTGGTGTTAACGTTCGTTGCCTGATCAACCCTAACATTCGCTTAAATGGCCTCATTCAACTAAACCAAGAGTCAGTATATCGTGCGACGCTTTCCAGCCGCGATGTTCAGATGTCAGGCGGCAGGCTTGAAGATCAAAAAGATAATGGCAACGTGACCGTAAACGGCCTTGTTAACCCACCGGCCAGCATTGCGACCGATGGAGTGTATATCGTCAGAGGTATTAGCTATACTGGCGATACGCGCGGCAACCCGTTTTATATGGACATGATGTGCGAAGCGCGGGGGGCTAAGGATTTGTATTCATCGACAGCCTTTAGCAGAGCACAAGTACCTTGAACTTAATTAATATAAGAAATTATAAAATGAAACTAAAAACTATTTTCTTACCTTTATTATGCATTGCAATGCTGAATGGATGTGGAGTATTACCTCAAAAGCCCAAAGCAGTAAGTGACAACTGGCAAGGACGTGAAGCCGCAAGATTGGAAGAAAAAAGAAAACAGGATACTGTTGATTATCTTCAAAGGCTTGAGGAAGGCGAGCGCCAAAAAAAGGAATTTAATCTGGAGCATCCAGAGGTGGAAATAACAGGTTTAGGTCAGATGTTTTCAAATACAAAACTGGCCTCTTTACGTGAGCCTTTCGATAGCATGAAATTTTTAACAAGATATCCTGACACCAAAGATATGCAGAAATTATATGTAAAAGTTGGGAATAATGACTTACCGTTAAGTAGGATTCTTATTTCTATAAAAGAACAAGTTATTGAGTGCCAGCGTGTTTCAGCATATTTAGATCATGATATCGAGAGTCAATGCATAAGTCAGTCAGTGCGTGGTTTAACAAATTTCGCGCAAATGATTAATGATCTTGGAACCCCTGCTTTAACGAAAAAGGCAGCACTAGGGGAAGCAACTATAGGTAACGTGATTTATTTTGATCACGCAGCCAGACTAATGAGAATGCATAACAAAATGTGTAATAAGCAAAATGATGATGGATATGTAAACATGGTTACAGTTGCTGTTCCTTGCAAGAATTTTAAAGGTGCTGGCATTAATTAACTTGCATTAATGTATAGCTAAATAAATTCGTTGTTTGATGCTATCGAGTAATTCTCTACTAATAGATGGAGATAGCTTAATTGTGAATAAGTCATTAGACATAACCTTTAACGGCTCCTATATCAGTAAGTTAAGGGTGGTAGTATCACTGCTAAAGATCTGCTTTTTATTGGTATTTAATGAAAAAGCGATTCTGAGTTTAGAGGATTTTAATCCTAAATAATATTAACCCGCCAATGTGCGGGTTTTTTATTGGAGTTTTTCCATGACGGTATCAACAGACTCCCGTTCGGGAGAATTAGCCGAAACACTGCGAACATTACAATCATCAGTGTCGTCTCAATTGCGCGTATCGATGCCGGGGATTGTTCAGTCATTTGATGCTGACAGCGTGACTTGCGACATTCAGATCGGCATTAAAGGCGAGTCAGGTGGGGAATCAACAAACCTCTCGGTGCTGACTAACGTTCCCGTGGTATTCCCGCGCGGTGGTGGTGTCACCATGACATTCCCCATTAAGTCAGGGGATGAGTGCTTATTGGTTTTTGGTGATCGGTGTATTGATTTTTGGCACCAGTCAGGCGACATACAGGAAACCGTTGATGAGCGTCAGCATGATTTATCGGATGCGTTCGCCATCGTTGGCCCCCAGTCGCAGGCAAAGAAAATTAGCGGCATAAGCACCAGCGCCGCGCAGTTCCGTAGTGACGATGGCTCAACCTACTTTGAAATAAATCCGACGACCAGGAAAATTAAAATCGTGGCACCTGGCGGCCTTGAGGTGGTGACGCCTAAGGCTGAATTCTCCGCTGAGGTTCTGGTTAATGGCTTGTTTACATTCCTTGGCGGGCTGGTGGGAAGTGCTGCAGCGGGCGTCTCTGCAAAAATCACCGGTGCTATTGAGTTTATCGGCACCCTGACCTCTAATGGCAAGACGATTGACGATAATCACACCCACAAAGACGTGCAGCCAGGTACCGGCAACTCAGGCAAGGTAAATTGATATGCGCTATCGCAGAGAGGACGAGAACGGCGATTACACATTCGGTCAGGGTGATAACACATTCCTTATCAATTCACCGGAGGCGGTCGCTCAGGCGGTAAAAACCCGCTTTGAATTATGGCGCGGCCAGTGGTTTTTAGATTTAACCGAGGGTACACCTTATATTCAGTCGGTACTCGGTAAGCAACGCTCTGATGTTTATATCCTGGCTATCCGTGAGCGCATTCTTGATACGCAGGGCGTTAGCGCAATTCTGGAATTTGAAGCCAGCTATACCGGCGAAAATCGTCGCGTCACTTTCACCGCAACAATAGACACTATTTACGGCACCACCACCGTTACCAGCGAGGCATAAATGTTAAACCTTGATACGTTAGGGCTGAATGCAATTGTCAGCGCTACGGGGATAACTGCGCCCGATTTTGAGACCATCCGCAGCACCCTGGTCAGTTATTTCCAAGAGATTTACGGCGGTGACAGCTATCTCGATGCGGACAGTAAAGACGGGCAGATGGTCACTCTGTATGCGCTGGGCATTCACGATGCTAACAATAGCGCGATCGCTGTTTATAACTCATTTTCTCCGGCAACCGCAGTCGGCAATGGGCTTTCCAGTAATGTAAAAATTAACGGTATTAAACGGGACAAGGAGACCAATTCAACTGTTGATGTGCTGATCACCGGCAATGTCGGGTTAGAGATTACCAACGGCGCAGCGCGTGATGCTGATGGTGTTCGGTGGGATTTACCGGCCAGCGTGATTATTGGTCTGGATGGAGCCGCAACAGCTACGGCGATTTGCTCGGTACCGGGCGCGATTGTCGCACTGGCCAATACTGTGAACGAAATAGCAACACCGACGCGGGGATGGTTAAGCGTCAATAACCCAACCGGGGCCACTCCGGGCAAACCTGTAGAGATGGATGCAGAATTGCGTGTCAGACAAACGGATTCAGTGGCGCTTCCCTCGCGCACTGTGCTTGATGGAATTTTAGGTGCCATTGCTGGTATCAGTGGGGTAGAGCGGTATCGCGGCTATGAGAACGACACTAGCATTACCGATGGCAACGGAATACCCAGCCATTCGATCTCTATCGTAGTTGATGGCGGTGATGCAACAGAAATCGCCCAATCCATTGCATTGAAAAAAGGGCCAGGCTCGGGGACATATGGCACCACCACAATCCCAATTACGGATAAGTATGGGATTGTTCACCCGATTAACTTCTTCCGCAAAGGCTCCGTAATAGTTTATGTCAGATTAGAAATTAAGGCGCTACAGGGCTACACCTCATCAATCGGTACCGCTATTAAAAACTCAATAGCGGAATATATTAATGAAATAGAAATTGGCGAGCCGGTACGTATTAAGCGGCTTGATCTACCTGCGCAATTAAATGGCAGTATTGAACGGCTGACTTACGATATTACTTTGTTGGAAATCGGCATTTCTCCTGTGGCGCTATCTGAAAACAACATTGAGATAGCATTTAACAACGCAGCAGCTTGTGTGCCGGAGAATATAACTTTAGTGGTGACATAATGAGTGAGACTAAATATCAACGTCTCATCACGCCATATCACAAAAAGAAGCCTAAGTTTTACGATCATATATCCCTAATCACCGCACCGTTCGTCGGTATCCAGCAGACGACAAATCAACTCACAAACGACTTTGACCTTGATAGCTCAATAGGCAATCAAGAGGATGCTGTCGGGCTATGGGTAGGTATTGGGCGAAACATCAAAACGCCAATCACCGATGTGTATTTCTCACTAGATACCGAGGGGCTGGGTTTTGATCTGGGAAGCTGGAAAGGACCGTATGACTCGTTAACAGGCTTTACTCGATTGGACGATGAGACCTACCGCACGATACTTCGGGCAAAGATACAGGCCAATCACTGGGACGGTACAGTCGAAACCCTCAGCGATATTTATCAAAGTATTTTCCCTGACGGGCGCACCAAGATATTCGCCGTCGATAACTTCGACATGACCATGACTATTTACATTGCCGGTGAGCAAATCTCATCAGTGATGCGAGCGGTCATTGCTCAGGGATATTTAGACGTTAAACCGGCAGGTGTCGGCGTTACAAATTACATCATTTCAACTGAGGCCGGTGCGTTATTCGGCTTCGATTTAGATAACGAATATTCCCGAGGATTCGATAGCGCATCCTGGGGTTCACCATTAAGGGCAACAAATGGCTAATGAAATTCTTCCGTTCGGGTTAGGTGCTGAGTCTAATGTGATGACGCAGGCAGAATATGAGGCGCTAGCTGCACGTTCTAGCGGGTTCTCTTCAGGTGTGGCGAAGTCTGAGCAACTCAATAAAGTATGGCGTCAATCATCATTCATGGCATCGGTGTTGGCTGACTTTATCGCTGCTCAGTCCGGTAATGATGTGCTTGATAACGGCAATACAGCAACATTATTGGCTAGTCTGGAATTGGCGATTAAGGAATATGGCAATAGCAATCTACCAGTAGCATCAACTCTGCAACAAGGGGTCACTAAACTTAGCAGCTTAACGAACAGTTCCAGTGAAACACTCGCCGCTACACTCAAGGCTGTTAAAACAGTCAGTGATGAAGGTTTAAAAATCACCGGAAATTTAGCAGAGATAAAAGCTGCTGGGCCTGCAGCGATAGCGGAAGCTCAATCCAATCTTGATTTAGCTGCACTGCTTGGTGATGCATTACAGAAAGCCAACAACCTTTCTGAAATTAAAGACGCTGGTCCGGCTGCGGTTGCACAGACTCTCTTAAACCTTGGTTTAGGCGACGTCGCACATCTTCCGCAACTTACGGGTATTGTCGGGACATCCCGCAATGCAAAAATGAGTATTCCGGCAGCATCGGTGGCTGCAACATTCACAGCGGATGAATTAATTGTTCAAGCAGGATGGGGTGGGCGGCAATACAAACTTTCAGGTTTCAGCAGGTCAATTAATCTTGCTACGACGGGCAGCGGCGGGATGGATACAGGCACCGCTCCAGCAACGGGCTATGTCGCTTTGTATGCAATCTACAATCCAATATCGGGCGCAACTGCGCTGCTTGCGGTGAATGCAACGTCAGCACCCGCACCAGAGGTTTATGGTGGTGCGAACATGCCAGCGGGCTATACAGCATCCGCGCTCGTTTCTGTTTGGGGGACTTCATCAGGTCAGTTTGTCGTTGGGCATCAAATCGGGCGGCATGTTGGTATTATCAGCAATCAGCTTTATAGCACGGCGGGATCGGTGCTGGGATACTCTGGTATTTCTCTAGCTACCGCTGTTCCACCCAATGGCAAAAAAGCCAACATGCAAATCGTTGCATCACAAACCACCCCCAACTCCGTTATTCAACTTTATTTAGCATCAACAGCAGAGGGTGTGGGTGCTATCTACGTGAATGCATCAGCCAATTCGAGCAGCGCCACCACAACATCAACTAACAGTGGTTATGCGGAGCTGGATATTATCGGCGTACAAACGCTCTACTTCAAGATGGCAAATGCAGTCGCAGCAACGTATACATTTATTTGTGGGGGTTACGAGATATGACAATCATCGTGCAGTTTTCTGATAAACAAGAGGCTGTAATAATTAGCTGGTTCAGTGCTATGCCACCCGTACCAGAGCAGTTTCCAAATCTCGGAGAAGTAGAGGTCAGCGATCCACGGTGGAAAGGTTTTTATGACATGATGAACCCATCCGTTCCGGGGATGCCAGAACCAGTGCGGTAAATACAAAACCGGGCTTAATGGCCCGGTCTATTCTTTATGTTCGCGACTGGTTTTTACATATGTGATTTTCCCATATCTACCACCCATGCTCATATCCTCGATTTCTTTCTTCACTTCATCATTCCTCCTTTATAATGACTTGCGCTAGCGGGTATACTCCTTTTAAGTAGCGAATAATAAACCGGATAACCTACCGGATAAAACAATACTAAACAAAATAATAAATACTTTAAATTCATTGGATTAATTACCTTGATGACTATTCTGAGTGAGTATGAGTGGCAGGCCATTATTCTGAGCCTGAAGGTTTCCGGTGTGGCGGTGGTGTGCAGTTTGCCATTAGGTATTTTGATGGCATGGATTTTAGTGCGCTGCCGTTTCCCCGGTAAATCTTTGTTAGATAGCATTATTCACTTACCACTGGTGCTGCCGCCAGTGGTTATTGGTTATTTGCTGCTGATAAGCATGGGCCGCCGCGGTTTTATTGGTGAGTGGCTTTATAGCTGGTTTGGCATTAATTTCAGTTTCAGTTGGCGTGGCGCGGCATTGGCCTCGGCGGTAGTGGCTTTCCCATTGATGGTCAGGGCTATCCGTCTGGCACTGGAAGCGGTTGACACCCGGCTAGAGTTGGCTGCACGTACCCTCGGGGCAAACCCGTGGCGGGTGTTTTTCACCATCACGTTACCGCTTTCTTTACCGGGTGTGATTGCCGGTACAGTACTTTCTTTTGCCCGTTCGTTGGGGGAGTTTGGTGCCACCATCACTTTCGTTTCCAATATTCCCGGCGAAACCCGCACCATTCCATTGGCCATGTACACCCTAATTGAAACGCCCGGCGCTGAAGCGGCGGCGGCACGGCTGTGTATTATTGCTATTATTCTGTCGCTGGTTTCTCTGTTGTTGTCTGAATGGTTGGCCCGTTGGGGTAAAAAGCGCATGGGGGTACCATGCTAGAACTGGATTTCAGCCAACAACTGGGTGATTTGCATTTACAAGTGAGCACTAATTTACCCGCCCAAGGCATTACCGCTATTTTTGGTCTGTCGGGAGCCGGTAAGACGTCGCTGATCAATGTGATTGGTGGTTTGACTCGCCCGCAGCAAGGCAAAGTTGTGCTTAATGGCCGGGTGCTGGTGGATGCAGAACAGAATATTTATCTGCCACCGGAAAAACGGCGGGTCGGTTATGTCTTTCAGGATGCGCGTTTGTTCCCCCATTATCGCGTAATGGGTAACTTGCAATATGGTATGAACCCGTCAATGCGCGGGCAGTTTGATACCATTGTGGGGTTGTTGGGTATCGAGGCGTTATTAGGGCGTTTCCCGTTAACCCTTTCTGGTGGCGAAAAACAGCGAGTAGCGATTGGCCGTGCTTTGCTGACTGCCCCTGAGTTGTTGTTGATGGATGAGCCTTTAGCCTCACTGGATTTGCCGCGTAAGCGTGAACTGTTGCCGTATCTGGAGCGGCTGGCGCAAGACGTCAATATACCGATATTGTATGTCAGCCACAGCATGGACGAGATTTTGCGTTTGGCGGATCAAGTGGTGGTGATGGATGCAGGTAAAGTTCGCGCTGTTGGTGGCCTGGAAGAGGTGTGGGCCAGTAGTGCATTGCGTCCGTGGCTACAACGGGAAGAACCGAGCAGCATATTGCGAGTGAGTGTCATTGGTCACCACGACCGTTACGCGATGACAGCACTGGCATTAGGCGACCAGCGGTTATGGGTCGGAAAGCTGGAGGCGCAAGAGGGTGAATCAATGCGCATCCGGATAAATGCGGCCGATGTCTCATTGGTATTACAGCCACCGCAAAACAGCAGTATTCGCAATATTTTGCCGGTCAAAATAGCCGAATGCCTTGAAGTTGATGGGCAGATTGATGTCAAACTGGCGGTTGGCGACCAATGGTTATGGGCAAGAATTACGCCGTGGGCGCGGGATGAACTGGGGCTGAAACCCGGTCAGTGGGTTTACGCGCAGATAAAAAGTGTGTCGTTTAATCGCAAGAATTAAGCGCGGCGCACTGGCCATAAAACAATAAAAAAGCGCCTGCTACGGAGAAAACAGGCAGATCGTAAAGACGCCGTAAATCCCTCCCTGGAGGCTCGTGCCGCGTATATGGACGCTCCCAATAAACCAAGTGTTTTTTCTTGAAAATAGCGCTCAGGTATTGCAGCCATATATCCGGTTTCTTTA